TGAGGGTGACCATATGAAAGCCCACGCTCGCGGATAGTGTCTGTGGCTGATAAGAGGATCTCATTAGCGCGCATCTGTTGTCACTCGCTGAAATGATTTAGCAACCACTAGACCCTCACGCTTTCCCTCATTAAAGCCCTTAGCCCATCCGACCAAGTACCACAAAGCATTAGCTGCTAGAAGCAACACGATGATTGGCATCTCAAAGCTCATTGTCTTTCCTATCTGTAGCAACGCCCTTGGTTGCTTACAGAGTTAGTGTGACATAAATGTCAGACGAATCCAGTATATTTGGGTAACGAATTGATAACGATTTAGGCGTATAACTTGCCGTAAAGCGTGAAAGATCCATCCTTGTTGATGGGAACTAGCATCGGGCTGACATGGTTTCCATGGGTTTCAATGACTGCCACTGACATCTGCCAATTAGCACTCCCAGCCTTTAGGTAAGAGGCTTTCTTCTTATCCATAACATTTCCTGCTTCTACGCCCCACAAAGTCCTGTATTGGCTTCCTATGCCCTCTGTGAAGGCACTAATGCCCGCCCTGTGGGTGTGTCCGCATACGACAGATTTACCGAACTTCTTAGCCAGACCAAGAGCTGTAAGTCCAGCATTAGAGTTCATCGATCCTTCATCGCCATGGACTAAGACCCAGCCTCTGTGGAACTCAAAGGGCTTTTTGTGAAAGCGTATCCCCAACTCATTGAAGCCCATAAAGTTGGAGTAATCGAGTTCTGGAAGTCCGATGAGGCTAGGAGCTCCTCTAACGAGAGTGTGGTATAGACGATCTGTGTGGTTGGATCTAGTGATGTCAGTCGTTCCGAGATCCCAGAGGATGTTCTGAGCCAGACCTCTGTCTGCATCTAATTGCCCCTCATATTCTAGGTGAGTGCCTTTAGCCCACTTTGACTGGCTCTGCATGTCAAGCTCATCGCCTGTGTTGAGAACTAAGTCGAACTTCTCGCGCTTTACTAACTTGATAAGATTCTTAACTGCTTGCTCATGATGATAGGGAATCTGTAGATCCGAGATCACCAAGTATCTGCGTTTAGTCATCGTCCTCATCTTCGTAATCGCCTAGCCGTTCTGGCTCGACTGGATCTGGCAAGATCCAACGCGGATAAGAGGGAACATCTGTAATCATGAACAAAGCGATGCCCTCAGTAAAACCCGCCTTGCGTAGGGATTTCCAATACTCATGTAATCCAATGCAGTAAGCATCGAGCTTTGAGTAACCTTGTTCCTCTAGTTGCTTAGTAGGTTTCCTTGCCATAGCACAATGCTACCTGTCAAGCAAGATGTTATAGATCTCATCGACCCGCGTGTTGAGTCGTTTGATCTCTGACAATAGGTGGGTGATTACATAGCCAGACAAGCCACCGAGAGCTGCAATGGTTGCAAGGTAAAGCGTGAAAAAATCTGACTGTGTCATTACTCGACCATGCCGTACGAATCATCTTTAGGATTCAACCAACGCAATACCGGTGGAATAACCGCTAATGCTCCAGCGTAGCCAATGTTTTTAGGGTCTGTTTCCCCCGCAGCGACAAGTGCAAGTGCAGCTGTTAGAAACGCTCTGATCCATGATCCCGACATCTTCTTTAGTTCGTTCATTGTTTCCGCCTAACATAGGTATCTGATAAAAAGCACCATCTTCATCAGCCTTTTTCGTAAAGCTGATGTGAGCGTGCTTGGTGTGTTTATTAGCCCCCGTGTATTTTCGCCACTTCCATCCGAGAATGGGAGAAGCAATTCTTCCGTTATAGATGATGTAAGCAATTCTCTTTTTTGAATCGCGCTTGGCAAAGACACGAATCTCATCTGCAAGATCTGGCATGATTTCTGGTTTTGATTTACCCGAGAGATCAGCGTCGATGTCGATAGCACGAACCCAGCCTTTGTCAGGCACATGATCAGAAGGCTTGCCTGAACGCATGTGGCGCTGATCCGCGATCCAACCATCAGACGAACGATCACGCTCTGGGAATGTGTCATCAATCTGCTCTCTTAACTGGGAAGCAGCTTTAGATAGTTTAGGCTTCATGGTGCAACAGGAAACTCCGCTGCATCTGCTAACCCACCCTGAGCAGGAAGATCGCGCAATGCTTGACGATAAGTAGCCCACGCTGCTCGATCTACGGGTGCATCTGGTAGTTGTGTCCAGTCGCTTGCAGCTAATTGCGCATTGCGCCAATTCTTAATCTGTTCCCACTTTTGCTCATCAGTGGCATTTGGAAACATTGGATTGAAAATAAAAGTATTCATGTTATGCCGCCTCGTATGTTATCTCAAAAGCAATGTTGTCGTTTGTTGTCCATGTAAAAGGAAGTGTATTTGTTATCTGAAAGTATTGTGTGTAAGCAGTGGCTGCTCCTACATAATAAACAGACATTGCTGTTGTTGAAGTCATAAAACCAAAACCCGCAAACGATGCAGTTCCATTATCTTCTATGTTCACTGCTGCTGGCGTACACAAAGCATTTGCTGCTGTAACTGGTAGTGAAATAGTTGGCGAGCCAGAAATACTTGAAGTGCTGCCAAATGTAAATCTGTAATAAGCATGAACGAATTTGCCAGATTGTGCGTATCTTGCAATGGTAGTTCCATTGCCTACTGTTAAATTAGTTACTGTTGGAGTCCATGCTGAGTAAGTTAGTCCACCGCCTGATGCAGCAGCCCATTTAAGACCTGTGGCAGTTGTTGAGTCTGCTGTAAGAACTGTGTCATTAGCGCCCACGGCTAAACGAGCAGCTGTGTCTGCTGCTGTTGCAGCAATAATGTCACCTTTAGCATCAAAGATAGTTGCAGGGATTCCTGTGGCATCTGCTACCCATGAAAAGTCCATATCCGTGTTAGATGCTTTAGTTAACACCTGACCTGTAGTGCCACCCTTTAGATCGACAAGAGAAGCATCGATAGAATCGCCTAGTGTCTCAATGGCTACTGCGCCATCCTTGACTAGGTCAGTACTGGTTGGTACTGCCCAACCAAAATTAGGGGTTGTTGTTGCCATTAGGTTAGAGCTCCGATCGCTTTAGACCACTGTAGTGTACCATTTACGCCACTCCAGATGGTGTTAGTTGGAATTACTGTTGCCCATGTCGGGGCTATAAGTGAGAAGTCTGTAGGTGAGACATAGATAGTTGCATCGACAAAGGTTGGTGTCGCTCTCATAGAGATGCCCTCTACAAAGCCTGAGAAGTACCCCTCGAACATGTTAAAGGGCAGGTTGGTAATAACTACTGGCTCGCCAAAGAAAAGGTTAATAAGGTCGTTTCTAAGGGCATCAGGCATAAGCGGATTGTCAAGTCTAAAAGTAATTTGGTCTAGCTGTGTTCTAGGGGTTGAGCGTAGGGCTAGATCTCTCTCGATGATGTCCTCGACATCTGCCAGATAGCGGATGTTGGAATCGATTGTCCTTTGATAGCGACCATAAGTCGTGATCGAAGCCTCGTCTGTGGCTGAGTATGTGCTGCCGTAGTCATTGCCATAGCGCACAATTTCGCTGTTGCGGATCTTGCCAATCTGTAAAATTGACTTAACGCTAGCAGGGGAAGCGTAGTTGCCATCTAATTGGGTTGAGCCGTTAGTTGCTAAATAATTACTTCTGTGATCTGCGTCTGCATATGAGATTCGCCCTTGCTTATCCTCGAAGAGATTTCCCAGTGCGCTGTCAGCTATCTGCTGGACTAAAGTCTGGGTGTTGCGATCTGCTGCTTGAAGATTATCCATTTCGTAAAGACCAGCATCAATCTCACCCAAACCAACATTCTCGGCATTAGCCCATGTGGTAGTTGGGTCGTAATCTTGCCACTGAAGGGCAGGTGCTACTTCTATCCACTCATTGACTAATAACTCTGAAAGAATAATGCGGATTTGTTCGCCATCAAGATCGTGATCTACGGAATCTGTGTAGATGGCTTTAGGGAGTTTAGCCAAAGCACCCACTGCAAGGATTGTGCCGAGGGTCACAAAGCCTGTCTCTTCTGGGCTTCTGACAGAAGTGGAGAAGTCTGAGACTGTGCCACCAAATACAGGCACATATGTGCCACCACTATCTTTAAGCTCTAGGGTAAGAGAATCAGTAACATCGATGTCAAAGAGGGCATTGGTGGAGTTAATGATTTCCATGCGAGCGTAACCTGCTTGACATTGGCGATCAATATCAATCCGACCTGTAGTGACATTAACGCCTGTTACATTGGTATAAACATTAGTGCCTACAGTGATGCGCCATTCTGGAAGCCATGTCATACTGCAAGCAGTCCTGTTGCACTTGTGCCACGCTGGTAGGACTGACGGACTACATCTTCCACAGCTCTAGCGATAGCCTCAGGATCACCGATTCCAGCCTGAATTGTAATGTTATAAGCATTAGCAGCTTGGGCTGCATAGCGTGAACCGCTAACCGCACCTGAGACACCCGCGCCACCTGAAAGACCTTGTAGAAGGGATGAGCGAGCGATTGATTCTAAATCAATAGTAGAAGCCATCTGGCTTGAAGCCGATGCGTTTTCCATGTCTAGCAAGTCTGCAAAAGCATTGGCGCGAGCTGCTGCTGCTTCTGCATATTCCAGAATAGCTCCAATAGATCCACCTGCTGTAGATATAGGAGCGATGTAATCCCCTGCTGGTATTCCAGAACCTAAAGATGCGCTTGTTGGAATCTTGGCTTTAGCTTGTCCATTAGCCTGAGCAAGCAACATCATCATTTCTCTGATCTTGCGCAAAGCCTCATCTAAATTATCTTGATCAATTAAATCTTTTGGCTTAAGGCTGGCAAGGATAGATTCAATGCTTGAAAGTGTAACCTTTTGACCAGTAAGCGCACCAAGAATCTTTAAGTCAGCATTAAGTTTTTCTGTTGCTTTGATAATAGATTGCTCATCCTTAGAAGCAATAGCATCTTCTAAAGCAAGGATTGAACGCTTGACATTAAGGCGAGCAGTGTCATTAGCAATCTGTAAGACCTGTGCAGAAGATGTAGCCTTGCCTAATTGCTCAGCCTGATTAGTAAGAGCTGCTGCAATCTGGATCTTGTCCATGTCAAAGATTTCTTCACCCTTGTTCAGGGCAAGATTAGCCTTGTCTACAGCCAGTTTTAATCTTTTAGCAGTTAGTTGCTTTCTTTCCTCAGCAGTTAGAATCTTGGTGTTTTTAACTACCTTGGTTAATACTGTTGAATACTTTGACAATGCTGTCAATTGTTCTGGTGCGCCCTGTGGGAATCCACCACTGCCACCTAGTCTGGCTTGCTCACCAAGTCGTGTAATCGCCCCTAGTGGTCCAGCACTTAATGAACGCCTGAATGGTGTAGTTAATAAACCTATGAGAGATCTAGTTTCACCATTAACTTGGAATGAACCAATTTGACCTAGACCGCGAAGGAAGTCTGCGGAAGCAAGAGCAGCTCTTTCCATGTCATTGGCTAAGTTATCAACAGAGTTTTCCTTGCTTAAGGCTTTAAGCGCATCAATTAAACCTGTGCCAATAATAGTCGTGGCTTCTTGTGCTGAGTTAGCCAGCACCTGCATTTGACCGGCATCTGTGTCTCTAAGGTTCTTGTTAAAGTCTTTGTAGGTAGAGTTTAAGACCTGCACTAAAGCATTAGCTCGTTCTGCTTCTGTGCCATTTGCAATCTGTTTTTTTGTGTTCTCATCTAGGACGAAACCTACGCGAGTCAGAGAAGCAAAGTTACCATTGAGGGCTTGGGCTAAGCCGTTGGTCATTGACTTAAAGTCTGCTGTGCTAGCAGTCGCGCCCTTTTCTGCCGTTACATAATCAAGGATGGCAGGGGTTAAGGCTTCGATGGTCTTTACTTGTAAATTGAAAGTAGCGAG